ACGTAAGCTTCTCTAGACCAACCCCTGTTGTTATCTACATTAGTATTGACATCACCACTAATGTCAACTTCCCAGCTAATGGTAACGCAGCTATCCAGAGTGCCTTGATTCAATACTTCGCTGATAACTTAGGTACAGGTGATGATGTTATTTATAGCCGTTTGTATACTCCAATAAATTCTATCCCCGGCCATGAAGTTGTATCTTTGAAGATTGGCACTTCACCAAGTCCTGTCGGTACTAGTAACGTAGTTATAAACTTTGACCAGATAGCATCCCTGTCAAGCGTCAACATCATCATTACATAAGGGGCTTCTATGTCTGAGCTAAATCAATTTTTCATAGAAGAATACCTCTCTGTTGCTCGTTCTCGTGTAACTCAGCAATTTATGCTAGATGCTGACGGTTCTGGGCCAATCGTGTTCGATAAGTACCTCCAACTCCTCCTTGGCGGAAAGATTGAGCTTCAAGAAGTCTTCCGTCAACTTATGCAAGAACGTTCTCTTGACACTGCTGTCGGTGCTCAACTAGACATCATTGGAGATATTGTTGGTCAACCTAGAGAACTTATTGACACAGCACTTCTTACCTTCTTTGCTTTTGTTGGTTATCCAGATGCTCAGTCATATGGCGACTTGAACAATCCATCTTTAGGTGGCCCGTATTACGATATCAATAATCCACTAGCTGGTAACACACTACTGACAGACGAACAGTATCGTTTGTTTATTAAAGCTAAGATTATTAAGAATAATACAAATGCAACACCAAATCAATTTATTGAATTTATGCAGTTTGTCTTCGGTATTGATATCAACTTGATTGTTGCTGAAGGTAATGCTGAATTTACTTTGATGATGGGCAGAGAGCTTACATCTTTTGAAAAAGTATTGCTCAACTACACCTCATATTCTTCTGGTTACCCTTCAAGATTCATTCCAAAACCAATTGGTGTAAGAGTGAACTTTGGGGAATTTATTGCTGATAACGTTTTTGGATTTCAAGGCTTTCCTAATGCCAAAGGGTATGGAGACTTGAGCGATTTATCATTGGGTGGGCAATATGCTCAGCTCATCTAACAAAGGAAATTATTAAATGACAGAGATTTCACGTCCAGACTTTACCTACCAATGGTCAAGTGGTGGGGCTATTGTAGCTCCTAGCAACGCTAAGATTCAAACTGGTTGGACTGCTGAAGTTCCACCATTTCAGTGGGAGAACTGGTCACAGAATCGTCAAGATAATGCTCTTGTTCATATCTTCCAAAAGGGTATTAGTGTTTGGTCTAGTACACAAGATTACTACTTCACTGCATCTGCCCCTAAAGCGTTTGTACAAGGTAGTGATGGTCTTATTTACGAAGCTGTGCAAAGCAGCACCAACCAAAACCCAACCACAGATACCACTAATTCATACTGGCGCCAAGCCTTCAGAAACCAGTCTGGCAGCCCTATTTATGCATTGGATACGGGCACAGCAAACACCTATAAAGCTGACTATGTTCCTGTAGTAAAAACACTTGTTGATGGTATGGTGTTGAGGTTTAAGGCACTCAATGCCAACACCGGCGCATCTACCTTTACACCAAATAATGGTGTTATTACAGCAGCCCCCATTGTTGGTACTGGTCATACAGCCCTAACAATGGGAGTTATCTCTGTAAATGGCGATGTGTGGCTTCAGTGGAACTCATCTATTGGTGGGGGTTCGTGGGTATTGATTGCTAGTACTGGTGTGAATACGTCTGGAGGTAGGCTGCTTGGTGCGCCTCAGATTTTCAGTACTCCCGGCACCTTCACTTATACGCCAACACCAGGCACCGCGAGAGTAATCGTAGAAGTTCAGGCTGCAGGCGGCGCGGGCGGTGGTGCAGTAGCAACAGGCGCAGGGCAGAATGCAATCGGTGCGCCTGGTGGCGCAGGCTCATACGCCAAGAGCCTTCTGTCTTCTGGGTTTTCAGGTGCAACTGTTGTAGTCGGGGCTGGTGGCGCTGGGGTAACGGCTTCGGCGGGCGGTAACGGAGGGACGTCGTCGTTTGGCGCTGGTATCAGTTGCCCTGGCGGACGAGGCGGCCCAATCGCAGGGCCGTCAGGCGGCCAATTTGATACGTTCTCACTAAATAGCCCAGCCCCTACGGGCGGAAATATAACCTCAAATGTTGGAAGCGCTAGCATTAACATGATTTCGCAGGCAGCAGGGCTTATTGTTGGCGCTCTGCCGGGCGGTACGATATTCGGGCCCGGCGCTCAATATACCGCCGCCGGAACCAACGGCACAGCTTCTACGTCTTTTGGTTCCGGCGGCGGAGCAACCTCTAATATTCCAAGCGCAGGCAGCTCGCGTATAGGTGGTAATGGCGCTCCAGGTATCGTAATTATTTGGGAGTATGCATAAATGAAAACTTACGCGCTAATTGAGGATGGAGCTGTTTCTGAGGTTATCCCGCCGTATGTGAATCCGGATGGCGTCGACGTCCCAATCGAGGATAGATATACGCCCAACATGGTTGCCATGATGGTGGATATCACCGACCTGGATCCTCAACCACAGCAGAGATGGACATATGACGGAACTACTTTCTCCCCTCCACAAACTGGACCAACTCTGGCTCAGGCAGTTGTTAGTAAAATAGTAGAGCTTAGACAAAACTGTGATGATGAGATTGAAAGAACTTCCTTTACATCTTCTGCATTAGGTACTGTTCATAACTATGACTGCCGTACAGTTGACCAAATCAATATCACTATCCGCTATGCTGTTGCAAATCATACAGGGGGATCAGAGCCTCTATGGGCTTCTGATGGCACACGTTACACTTGGAAAGACCATACAGCAGAAGAGTTAGTAGGTGTGATGGGGGATATGAATGAACATATCAAAGAAAACCAAGTTCTTCTTGTTTCTAAACTAGCTGCTGTAGATGCTGCTACTACTGTAGCTCAAATTAACGCAATTATTTGGTAATCTAATAGATGTCAGCCAACTCTAATTTGTATAAAAAACTTCTTGGGGTTGGTCTTGCTGGCTCCTTGGCTTTGACTGGGGCGTTCTTAACAGCGCCCTCCGAAGCTCCTAATGGTCAACCTATTCTTCACACTTATTTAGATACTGGAAGAGTCCCGACAAATTGTCTTGGCCATACAGGACCGGAAGTGAAGTTAGGGCAAACTTTCACTTATGATCAATGTGTAGATATCTTTGCAAAAGACTTGATCAAGCATGATAAACAACTCCGTTCAGTTACAAAAGGTCCATTCAAATCTGATTGGGAATACGGAGCGATGCTTGATTTTACTTACAATAAAGGTATCGGTACTCTCCAATCAAGTACAATGCTTTCGTACTTCAATGCTGGAAAACACGAGCTAGTTTGTGAACAACTTACTAGATTTGTTTATGGTAAGAATCATGAGGGTATTAAAGTTAAAATGAATGGTTTGGTTGTCAGAGCCACTAAAGAATATAAGTGGTGTCTAGGTGACGTACCACAAGAAGTAAAGGACTTAGCTAATGAAAGTAATAAATAACTGGAAGCAACACCTAAAAAGTTACTCGGCCCTTTCTCTCTTTGCTAATGTTCTTGTCTCAATTGCGTATGGTGCTAGTCTTGCATTAGGTATTGGACTAGCAACTATTAGCCCTGTATGGATTGTGGTTGCAATGGGATCTATTGCGGTGATGGGCTCTGTAGGTAAGTTTATCAAGCAATATGAAGAGGAGCATCCAGAAGATGAGTAATTCTATTACATCTTACATCCTAGTATTCTTTATGGCCTTATCTGGATTGTTTGGTGCATTAAGTTATCATTTCTATGGAACACAGGCTGAAGCTGAATCAGCACTAGTGGTAGCTATTGATGCGAATACATCATTACAAAAGTCCCTTAACTTGCAGGTTGAGTCTTGTAAAATAAGTGACACCATCACATCTGAATATCAATCTGAGAAACAAGTTCAGCAAGATAAGGCTCAAGCCACTATTTCTAAGATTGACAGCCTCCCTAAGAAAGTTTCCATTCAGGATGTACCAAAGGTAGCCCCAGATGCAGAAATTGATATTGACTCTGCTTTGCCTTCTGATCTTGTCAGGATGCTCTCCGAGAGTTGTTTACCAGACGAAGGAGACACCTGTGTTCCTACCAAATAATCTTATGCAAGATCCATGTGGTGCAATTAAAGCTGGTGATACTGTACGTTCATTGGCTAAAGGCTATGTGAATAACACAGGCTGTGTGTTTGATTATAAACTTCTTCTAGAAAAGCAGCGTAAGTGGAAGCTTGAACAGGAGAAGTTGTATGGAACCAAATGAAGGAAGACCACAAGGATACTGGGAGCGAGCAGCTCTCTTTCTCTTAGGTATTGTTCTAGCACTGACTGTCTATTCTTTCCAAGAGCAATCTAAGAAAGTTGAGAAGCTTGAGTCAACAGTGATTGTCCTACAGACAAGTAAGGTTGATAAAGGAGATTTACGTGAAGTTGAGGACCGTATCAACACCAACATCTCAGCCATGAAATCTGACATTCTCAGTCGGCTTGACCTATACTTTCAGAAGTCTTCAAAATGACAAGGATGTTTAAATGTTCTGGACAGTTGTGGAGAGGAGTGTAAATTTAGTATTCCTACTTTTAGCAATCATCATTATTTCAATATTGCTGAGCAATAACACTAATACAATAAAATCAGATAACATACTAGCTAAGTTTGATTTGTATAAACAAGAACAAATGAAAGTGATGTCTAACAATGTCCAGTATTTAGAGACACGTCAGAATAGGCAAGCGGAGCAACAAGATTCATATCAGAATGGTACTGACTCAAGACTAAGGATTATCGAAGAACGTATCAAGTGGTATGAGGCTGATAAGCGGCAGAATAGTAAAGTGATTCAAACGAATATAAATAACAATACGAATAATTAAAATAAGAAGCCACTAGGCACTAAGCTGA